GCTCCTGCCAAGACCGGACCACACGATTCGGGGTTTCTAGCAAACCCTCCCTGTTTGGGTCCTCCCCTATATATTCTATTTGGCGAACGATGTTTTCTTGCACCGAATCCTCTCCTAGTGGATGGTCCCTTTCCCAGGGAAAGACAATCCACTCGTTTGGATCCTTATGCTCGATGAGGGCATAGAACTTGGCAATTGGGAACCGCTCCTCATAGAACTGCTTGGTTCTACCAGAATCGACTATATCATCGAGAATAATATTGGCGTGTTTTGCATTAGGCGTATTGGTTGCATTCTGCAAAAAGCCAGCGGCAATCATGCCTCCTTTCGGGACACCATAAACAACATTGTCTTTTCTATCGATGGGTCGGAGCATTCTAAAGACCTCGTCCCATTCTATATACCGCTTTTGCATAAACAGACTCCTTCTTTATCCGTGATGGACCTTGGTTGGGTCGTAGACCTTTTCCCATGTCTCGGGGTTTAATCGAATATCCTCATTTTTGAGGGTTTTGTTTATTCGTAATATAGGGTTGGCCGGTGGTGGGAATTGAATGATACTGGTTCTCATTTTGTATTTCATTTCCATGCGCTGCAAGCAATGCCACCGCACCCTATTTATTTCTCGTGCGTCGGTAGGTAGCCCAGGCCAATCCTCTTTTTTAAATATATGCTCGCGTTCTTGCTTTGAACGAGCTACCTTATCAGCCGACCTCCAACAAATTATAAACACATCATTGGTACCCCTAATTTGATACCAATAATCGAGGAATATGGGGTCCATGAGTAGGTACGAAAATTTGATGACCTTAAAATAGTTATGCAAATTCCGTAGTGGATAGAATTGGTCCCTTTCAATCATAGACCAATACTTTGTGAATGGAAAATCGTTTCCGATTAGCTCTCTAAAAAAGTTGCAACTGTCTGGGTTTTCCAAACCGCCATCCACTCTATTATCCCAAAAGCTCGTGCCTAGGTCATAACCTTCCTCTTTGAATAGGGAGGCTATTAGGCTTGTCCCACTGCGTTGCGTTCCTGTAATAATTATCATTTTTTTGCCTCATATTCTATTGGGTCTTTCATGCCTATGCGTTGAAAGGCTTCTATTCGTTCGCTACAACTACCACATTTGCCGCAAGCAATAGGCTGGTCTTTGTAGCAAGTCCTGGTCAATCCATAGGGGACTCTTGGCTTATAGGAAAGCCCTCGAATGAGTATGTCCCTTTTCTCGTCCTCGATGAAGGGGGCCTCGACCCTGACACTTCTTTCCGAAGCTATGCCGACTGCTTTCGATATGGCTTGTATATATTCAAGGCGGCAATCCGGATAAATTAATTGATCTCCTTTATGCACCCCGACGGCTATTACCTCAGCCCCTTCTGTTTCGGCAATACCCAACATAATCGAAATGAATATGGTATTCCTTGCAGGGACAATTGTTGCCCGCATAGCGGGGTCATTATGGTGCCCTTCGGGTATTTCATTGCCTCCTTTCAATAGGTTCGAGGAACAATTGCGGAAAACATTTACTAAATCTATAATGCGTGGTTCCAAATTATAGTAGGAGCAAATTCTGAAGCAAGCTTGCTTTTCCCAATGGCCATGCTTCGAACCATAGTCGAAAAAGATAGGTATGGCTTTGGCTCCTATATCCTCATAGTACCCGAGGAGGGTGGACGAATCCACCCCCCCAGATAAGCTCAACACGACCTTACTTGGCATTAGCAGGCAGGGCCTTTCCTTTTTCCCATTGACGGATCCAGGAGCCGATAGTGCTTTCCTTTACGGCACCGTCGACGATCTTGCTCAATTTTTCGGTGTCCGTAACGCCCTTCTTTTTCCACGCCTCATAGATTCGTCCTTTGTTGGACAGACCACCTGCTTTTGCTTTGCCTTTGCCTTTGGCTTTTTCCTTTTCCTTGCCTTTGGCTTTTTCCTTTTCCTTACTTTTACCTTTACCTTTGGCTTTGGCTTCCTTTTCCTTGCCTTTTTTCTTGCCCTTTTCAGCCTCAGCCTTTTCCTTGGAGGCTTTCTTTTCCTCTCTCTCTATCTTTTTCAGCATTGCCGCCTTGAGCTCCCGGCCTCCTTGCAAGCCTTTGTAGTTTTTCAACTTGCGCCGCAGACTTTTGAATATTTCATTTTCTTGAACGAGTTCTTTTAGCTCGTCCAGTTTCCGCGTTTTCTTTACCATATCGGTTATATTCATATCTTCCTCCTCTTCGTCTTCTTCGTCCTCGTCCTCTTCGTCCTCGTCCTCTTCGTCCTCGTCCTCTTCGTCCTCGTCCTCTTCGTCCTCGTCTTCTATTTCGTCATCATCCTCCTCGTCTTCCTCGTCCTCTTCGTCCTCATCATCATCGTCCTCATCATCCTCCTCATCTTCGTCCTCTTCGTCGTCCTCTTCGTCGTCCTCCTCCTCGTCGTCCTCGTCCTCGTCGTCGTCTTCTACTTCGTCCTCTTCGTCCTCGTCCTCATCGTCATCCTCGTCTTCTTCGTTTTCGTCCTCAGCTATTTCATCATCATCTTCATCTTCGTCATCCTCTTCCTGAAAGACGGGAGCGTCTGGGGCTAATTCCTCCATTACTTCCCAAGTCTCAGCCAACAAATCGTCCTCCACGGTGACCAGGTTTGCCGCCTGAATAATTCCTTCCTTAATTTCCTCTTCAGAACCTTGAAGATCAATTTCAGGATCGCAACCAAGAGTTTCATTCAAGTTCTTGGCAACCCGGACATAAAGGACGTTGACTTTTTCCCTTTTGCCTTTGGAACCCTTTTTCTTTTTTGCCATATTACTTCTCCTTTCATTCCTCTCTTTTCCTTTGTTGTTTATCTCACAAATAGTTTGGTATTCAGGGTTACCCATAATAGCAACCCCATATTGGTTCGCAAATCCAAACCTCCTCAAAAGCCCACAATTTTCATAACGCAAAACCTCCTCATAGATCTTTCTTAAAATGTCTACCGCTTCATATTGCGGTAGTCTAAATTTGAAATGAACCAACTTCTTTTTTGTTGTTTTTATAAACCTAGTTAAACTGCTTGTCTTCTTCTTTTTCCTATGCACCTCCGCTACTCGTATTATACTTTTGCATGACCATATATAGTATTTAGCCAGGGCATCCCGTGACCAATACTTCAAGTCCGGAGGCGCGTTTAATAACGAAACGAAAGGATAAACTGGATCCTTATTTAATAGCGCTTCGTTAATTTGAATTTTTAAAACCACGGGCATCCCTCCGTAGCAATTTTCTGAAAACGGATTATAAAATAATACTTTTAAAAAATCAAGCTATTTTTAAAGTACGCAAAAAATATTTGGATCTATTTAATTTTATTGACTTTTCCCGGATCAGGAAAATCGTTAACTTCGCTCGGTGGGCTTGCCTATGTGTGTTAAACTGGTCTGGTCTAAGCTACGTTTAGAAGTTTATGCAACTGCACTGAAAGAACCATACGGTCCAACATGGTTGGATAACTATTCCGCACTTTCTCCAATATGTGACTGGCCTGCGATAGGTCAGCCCCTAATGGGCTAAGTATGAAATATTCGTAATAGGAGCGCATATCTCTTATATCCTTCCATGCCCATCTCAGGTCCTCATCAGTGGCTATCACGTATTTTAGAATTATGTTTCTTTCGCTACTTTGGAGGTTTTTGATGGTCTCCTTATCCATCATTTGTTCAGACATGCCCGAGGATGGGGGTTTCCTGTCCATGATCCACTTCGCAATATTGCGTAAGGAGGATATGGGAGGGAGAATGCTACCATTGGTTTCGATTTGTATGTGATGTCCCCGTCTATATAAGGCATATACGAGCCTTTCAAGTTCCACCAAATCCCTATGTAAAGGCTCACCCCCCGTGATTAGGACATGCCGGCGGACGCATCTACCGACTATACCCGTAATTGACATGTTCACTGCCTTTTTTTCGTTGGGCTTTTGGGCACCTGGTGTATCACACCATGTACATTTCAGGTTGCAACCTTGTAATCTAATAAAGGTGCACCAAGTTCCCTGTGGAAAGAAACCAGCCTCCCCACTAACGCTTTCAAATATGGAATGTACTAGCATTAATCTTCTCTCCATTCAGCATATGAGGTGGACGTTTCCCATAACCGAACTGCCACGAGACGTTCAACAGAGCTCGGGCCAAAGCAATTTTTCAACCTAGAAACAATCCAACTAAGCACGTTCTCTGCAGTTGGCATGTGGTTCGGGAAATCCCGGGCAAGTAAAGTATTTAAATCGTTATGATCCAAAGTATGGAGAACGTTCGTTTTTACGATCTCCTTCAAATCCCTGAAGTCCACAATCATTCCCGTTGTAGGATTGATGGGACCTTCAACGGATACCTGAAGTTTGTAGGAATGCCCATGCGTGTACTTGCAGGGACCATCGTACCCGGGTAAATGATGAGCGGCTTCAAATGTAAACTCTTTTGTCACTCTAAACATAATTACCTCCTTTTGTGTAATGAGTTACCTGAATCCTCCTAAATATGGCCTACCTATTTGTAAACGCTGTAAGACCTTTATTGGTCGCCTTCTATCAAATTCGTCCTCCCTTACAACTATTTCATTAATACGCATTAAACCAATCCTTTTTTCCTCCTCCTTTTGGTTTAGGCCGTACATGGCCGTTACGTGTGCATATTTTCTTTTGTCCTCTGAAAAATCCGAGAGTTGCAATAGGTCGTGCTCATAGCTACTGGCTGCCGCCTGCGTTGCGGAAATGACAATGCAATGCTTTTCTTGGGATAGGCTCCGCAACCGTTGCCATATTTTATTGTTTTGGTTTCTGAAGTCTATGTGCCTAATATCCGGGTCGGGTGCAAGCAAATCGGCATAGTCTACTATTATAACGTCAGCATGGAAGCGTTGCTTTTCCCATATGCTTAATTGCGCTTTTATTTCAGAAACTGTTAACGACTCATTGCTATAAGTGCTCAACTTGAATTTGGATCGATACCTTTTCCTGTACTTCCTAAAAACTTCAATGGCCTCCAACCAGGTTAATGGCTTTGTAGCGGGCCTCATTGTAAACCAAATAGCACCCCTATATTTCCTACAATTATGACAGGGCTTATAATCAGTGCCATATTCGTGGTATCCCTCAACCAGCTCATCATAGGTTATGTTATATAGGTCCTGAATTTTCTTACCCACGAATGGACCATAATCACTTTCCCTATTCTCCTCCTGGCAGGTATCCAGTTGGTTATATATGCAATCCATTACCGGGATATAAAGGTCATTGCAATACCTGGCCCGGTCGGAGCGTCGGGCTAGGTATATTGCCAGGCGGCGTATTTGCTGGGCCTCACTCATATCGCCAGCTTGGAAGAAGGCGACGTTACACCCGGACCTCCAAGCTCTCATAGCAAGCTCGATTAGCATAAAAGTCTTGCCACATTTCTCAGGGCCCATGAATGCTACGAAGCTATCCCGGACTAGTTGTCTATTCCAAAAGAAACCAATGTCTCTACCGAACCTTATGAGAGGTTTGGCTTGCTCCTTAAACGCTTGGCGTATCCTTTCCTTCGCCTTCCTAGAAAAGGGCTCGATATCGATTTGCCCCTCCCCAACCCCGGGAGTAAAGTTCGTGGCCTCTGCTTCGGCCTCGAGCACATTGCCTTCCTCGATTAAATTCTGTATGGCCTGAACGTGGTTCTCCAAAGCCCGACTTTTCATATAGAGCCTGGTTTGGTCCAAAAGGTAGCTCACATTAAAGTTACTGCTATGGCTATATTCACTGCTCAGGCTATCGAGGACCTCCTCGATTTGTTCGGCCCGGTCCTTGTGCAAAGTACCCTTCTTGAGCTCGAAAGTAAAAATCTTTTCTATTTCCCTTTCCGGTGCCTTTTTGTATTTCTCAAAGTATCGTAGACACCAACGAGCAATGGTCCGGGCAGCCGGGGCTGACAAAACATCGTCTTTCCAATGCGGATATATTTGTTCTATGTATTCTGTTGAAACTATTAGTCCTGTGACAATATAACGTTCCACAAAACTATCTTGGGTATCCATGAAGCGTGCTCCCTATGTGGTTATTCTTTCACCAGAAAAGACATTGTATCCAATTCGTTTTTGATAAGTGTTCAGAAATGACCTGAATAAATTACCGTCCTGGTTCAACGTGTGCTTTCCCCAATGCTTGAGCCAATTCTGATTGTCCAACCATTTCAGGTATTCTTGTACAAGCATGAATGGGCTAGGTATTTTGCTCATCCATACTTCGGCTTTCTTCCTCGTTAATTCGTTCTTGGAATGCAGGGCTTTTATTAGCTTCCTCTGAGATGGGACCATCTGCATATTCGTTAACCAGATGAGCAGGTTGCTCAAAGCGGAGGCAAATTCCGCCTTGTTTATGAATTTGTCTTTATTGTCTCGAATGAGCCTTGTAAAACCGCGCGCTTCTTGCTTGCTCAAATTACAGCGTTTGGTTGTTATGGAAAGAACGTCTGCTAAAGTTGGATTGGATTTGGTATTGCTTGCCCTTGGAAACACCGAGGTCCAACCATTCTCCACCGACCTTTCCAAAGCCTCGATGACCACTTGCTTGGGATGAATGTTCAACTTGTTGTATATCTTTTTGCAAGCCAACTTCGTTAATGGCCGCCTCATTTCTTTCCTGTTTGTGACAAAATTCTTGATGGCCACCTTGAACGTTTTATCCTCTTGCCACTCCGTTGGGAAATATTGTAACAGTTCTTTATAGTAGTCCACCCTTTGAATTGTTTGGACGCCCGTTTTGTTTGAGATGGTCACAACTTTCTTTTTCTTTTTTTCTTTTTTTATTATTTTTTTCTTTTTATCTTTTTCTTTAGGAAGAGAAAGATGATAATCTTTCTCTGGTATAATAGGATTTTCTTTTTTCTTTTTGTGTTCCTTTTTCTTTTTTCTTTTTTTGGGCCTCACTTTCTCCACAACAACAATGGCTTGTTCCTCCAATATCTGCTTGACCACCCGAACTTGTTTTGTGCTAGGCTCCTGCCATACATAAAGTTCTAATTCCAACTTTTCTCCAAGTTCATAGTTGAAAAGCTCCAAATAAAACAAGGCATCCAAGCAATGCCTCACCACTTCTTTTCTCAAACCAGCATATTCACTTGTTGTTTCTATAAGGTCTTGTGTTTTTATTTTCTTGGTTATTATGTCACTACCAATCTCGGAAAGTGCCACATAAACTGCATTAATATTTTTGTAATGTTTTTTCGGTAAAGTAGCACGGAAAAATTTAAGCACCCGCTTATCCAACCACATGTAAGTTTCATTCCGATCAACATTCATGTAATCTATTTCCCTTTACAACTACTTTTTTGAAGTTGTTTTTTTTTGAAAAATTCGGTTCTAATTATAACGGTTTTACGAATTTTAATCAAGGAAAAAATTAATATGCGTCTAATTCCAAGTACTTATAAGCTCTTTCTGAATTCCATACACCAACTCATCTGCCCTTTCCTGACTCATGCTACCAGGGTCTTGTCCCTTATTAAGCACGCCGTCAAGTATTTTTACTTTTACGCCCAGGAAAGCCAAATCCGATTTCAACTTTTTTGCTTGAACATAAGCTTGTGGATCGTCATCGAATAGAATATATATCCTTTTGAAGTGGCGTTTCATTTCCAATACTTGCTTCGTGGTATATTGCACACCAAAAGTGGCAAAGGCAGTCGGCCCTAACCTCCATACGTCAGTAATGCCCTCAACGCAAATACCATAATCGTCCCATAATGCCTGCTTTCCGTATAGGATTTCTTTATGGTGTATTTTTTCCCTGCTTTTCAGGCACGCCTTATATCTTAAAGGCGATTTGCCTGTGAAGTCTCGGGCCTGAAATGAGACCATTGAACCACCCCAATAAATGGGGATCAAAATTCGGTGCCTATAGTCAATAGAATCTAGGTTGCTCACCGGGCCCGTGCATAATAGGTGCCAATCCTGCTCCACCTTGTCAGCATCGAATCCCCTGTTCCATAGGTATCTTTTATGCTTGCCCGATAGAGGATATATGCCTGATGGAAGTCTGAATGGTTTGCGTTTTTCGAGGTCGTCATCTATTTCTTGCTTTAGGTTAGCCTTACCGCCATATTCTCTAATTAGCTTCTTGGCCGTGAATATATCCACCCCAGTGAGGGCCGCTATTGCAGTGAGGGCCGCTATTGCTTTGGCTGAATATTTGGCACCACACCTCCAACAGGAGAAATAATCATATTTGAGATTGTAGCCTAGGTGTAGACCCGGGTTTCCAGTACAGAAAGGGCAAGGCGTATTGACCCAACCTGGTCTGCAATGTTTGTGCCCGCTGGTTTGATAGGGAATGTTATAATTTTGATAAAGTCTTATGATATCCATGCTTGCTCATCCTCCTCATTTCCTTTTCTTGCGATTTAAGCCATACTTTTTATTGAGTCTATTATACGTGTCACATTTTTTCCTACAATAATATTTGCATAATACAAGGCTAGCGGCCTTGCTATCCAACTTTTCATCAGAGGACTCTACTTTCCTATCACAGTACGTTGGGGGGAATAATAGGAATGAGCCATTAATATCGGGCGTTCCCTTGGTTCTCTTGACGTTAGCCTTTTTTGTCGGATTCGTCCTTTTCATTGTTTGCTTTTTCTTGCTGCGTTTCATTTTCCTCCTCCCTTTTCTCTTTTGAACCCGTTTCTAAATATTTTAGTAGGTTATTTAATAGGGTGCTCTTTTCGGCTACCTTCCCATCCAAGGTTTTGCTGACCACCTTTCGTTTCGAATCGAGCAAGCCCATTATATATTCCTCTATCGTATCGTTTGCTATGATATAATATACGTTAATGCTACTAGCCTTTTGCCCTATTCTATGAATTCTATCCTCCGCTTGGTCATGCTCGGCCGGGGACCAAGCCAATTCTGTGAATAAGGCAGCACTGGCACTGGTTAACGTGATGCCTACACCGCTTGCCTTCAGGTTCCCGATAAAGAGCTTTATATCCTTGTCCTCTTGAAACCTTTGGATGGCTTTTATTCTATCCTTGCTACTGGTCTCGCCGGTCAAGGTCACGGAAATTTTATTGAACCTTTTTTTCAGGCCACGGGCCGTGGATTTGTGGATCGTGAACCCGACTAACTTTTCATTGGTGTTCAGAAAATCTTCTATCCAAGAAACGATGGCTTGCATTTTCCCGGCGATGGTGAGCTGTTTTAGGGCCTCAATTTTTGTTAGGGCCTCTGCATTGGAGGCGGCCTGGGCTGCCTGGCTGCCTCGATTTTTCTTAACCCATTTTATAAAATTGTTTTTGGCCTCCTCATATTCATGCCTATTCGTCAATTCTACAGGCACTACCGACCGAATCTTCTTGGGCAATTCCGTTAGGACATCTTGTTTTCGTCGACGTATCATAATCGTTTTGGTCAATCGTAGGTGCAATTCCTCGGTGTTGCTGGCACCCGAAAAGTCCCATCCATACCTATAATTATAACGGGCCTTACAATATCTATGGGCATAGTCCATCCGGTTCGGTACATTCTTGCCCTGAATGATTTTCAAGGCGTTGTATATTTCGATTGGTCTATTCAATACCGGGGTCCCGGAGAGTGCCAGGATATGGGGAATATTCCTTGCCAACCTTTTTATTGCCCTAGTTCTTTTAGCTTGATTGTTCTTGTAGTAGTGGCATTCATCGGTGATAAGAACTTTTGGAGAGACCTTTTTAATCTCATTCATCCAACCCGTCACTATATCGTAGTTCAGGATTATTAGCTCCACATCCTTTCCTATCTTTTTGTTGGCGGTTTTGCCGGATAGAACCTCCGTTTTGCAATCGCCACCTAACCATTTCTTGGCTTCCTTTTCCCATACTAGCTTGACGCTCGACGGGCAAATAACGACGGCGGGCCTTTTCTTAGGGTGTATTTTCAACCAGGCTAGGGATTGTATGGTCTTGCCCAATCCCATCTCGTCCGCAATTAGGGCCCTTCCTTTCCTTGAGTCAATGAAAAGCACACCATCCTTTTGGAACGGATATAGATTTTTTAGAATGCCTTTTTCTAATTTCTTTTTAACCTTTTTTGATGGGCGATATTTGTATTGCCCCTCCAGGTCCCTTAGTTTTCGACCGAGTTTGAAACCCCATATTTTCAGGAGTATTATGTTCTGGTAGCTGGCGGCGCAAGTCCAAAAGGCTTTTCCCTTACCCTTTTTGTGAAAGAGTCTTTTGTCCAAACTTTTTACCCGGGCAATATCCTCCTTGTCATATGGGAACTTTATTTTGATGAGGTGTTCCTTACTTTATGCTTGACAAGGGTTGCTTGCCTTATTATCTTTGTGGTAGTCATGGCGTTTCCTACTTATTTCAAGTCTCGAGTATAAAAAAGCTCGATTTTTTAAAATGGGATTCTATAATATTTCCCTTAAAAAATCAAGCTTTTTTGTGCCCTTATTATTTTTCCTCCTTTGTTGTCCTTGCTACTTTCCTGGCGGCGGACCTTAATTGTTTTTCTAAGAAACGCAACACCTCCTTTTTTGCCATCTCCGCACTTGGAAACGTTTTTCCTATTTTCACCCCATTTATATAAGCTGCCCATTTTCCATCAGTTGAATCGAAACCTTCCTTCGTTTCAAGCGCGGACACGACAACCTTGAAAAAACGGCCAATGGTCATCCGGTGGAAAATGCCTTTTATGCTTTCCCATTCCGGCTCCGTTTTCCTTTTTTCTTCATCCTCTAAGGGTGGTACATATACAGGCCTACCATCTTCTATTACTTTTGCATGTTGCCTGCAATATAGGCCATGCGGGCCGTGACCCCTTTTGTTTCGGCATTGCCGGCTGAAATCGTCCTTGGGCAACATTTCTACGATACATTTCTTTTTGTCCTCAGGGACACCTTTAGGTTTCCCATTAGACCACTTACCATAATACCGCGTTTTATTCTTTTGAAATCTTCTTTCAATCATAATAGGTCGTTTCTATTGTGTGCAAAAGTTCATGGGGAAGTTCCCTTGGTTCGTGCTCTTGCCAATCTTCCTCAATTTCATCATTAAAGAAACAACCAGACGCGATGACCACGTCTATCGGGATCTCGGTCAATGTTTTCAAAGGTCTATTCTTTTTGGTCATTTTTTGTCTCCTTTATAATTCGTTGATAGGTTCAAAGTCCCACCAAGCCTCAGCTACTTCGGGGGGACATATCGTACTTATCTATGCAACCTCCATCTTCACATTTAGGACAAAGATGTACTTTGCGATAACCACATTCCCAATCCCCTTCACTGTAATCAAAATCCATATCACACATAGAAATTGGACCCCTCCACCCACATTTGCTACAAATCGCAATGTCTGGTTGTGATTCTTTATCAAAATCAAACGCTTCTTTTAGTGATAAGAGTAAATCATTTATCCTCAATAGCTTTTACCTCCTTTTTGGCTTTTTGGAGCTCAACCACTCCATCAAGCCTACCCTAAAGAAAAGGATAGGCGAGACGCAATGGTTAAAAAGTTAATTCCTTTTTCAAATCCGCACATGCCTCTTCAATGCTATACCTAATATCGATGGGGTCATCCAGTATTCGTTTCTTTCGGTTTATCAATATGGTTGCGTGCGTGGCTCGCATGACCCGCAAGACCCATTCTCCATATGTTTGGGCCTCGCCCCATTTATTCCTGTAAGTTTTGAGCTTATTATCCAGGGCTTTGAGCATTTTGTACATTTCTTGTGCATAGTGTACATCCACCGGGCCCACGTTTTGGTAGAACACTCTCCATCCATACGTGTGGTCTATATAGTCATCAATTTGGTTGCTGATGACCAGGTCATAATATGGATGGGAGCAAGGTAGTTCTTGTACCTCGCCATTTTTGTCTATTGTGCAAAAGGCAAGGTTGACATGTCCATACCTACCATTGCAGACGCAGTTCATCTGAAGTACAATTTTCTCATCATTTCTATCCATTTTCTTTCCTCCTTTTTTGTTTTGGAGCTCAACCACTCCATCAAGCCTACCCTTTTAGGATAGGCAAGACGCAATGGTTATTCGTCAGTACTATTCATGACTATCCTCCTCATGCTGTTCTCGTTCCCAAACTTTCATTAAACGAACGACGACTGCTGTTAAGGACCTTGAACCGGATATCGTTCGCCCTATTCTGACAGCACCGTTTCGGCCGAGGAAGTGGAAATGCCCTTTGTTCAAGGGATCCATGAATTTGCGGTACTTCCGTGAGGTACTCGGGATCTCCTGAAACCCTTTGGCTTCAATGAGGTACCGCGCTACTCTGTCTTGCAGCTTTCCTTTTGGCATGGCTTAATCCTCCTTGGGTGCATGATACGTTATTTCGTACCATACAATTCGAGCATTTTTAGGCAACTTGGTTGCTCCTTCAGGCAATCTTGGCCCAATATATTGGGCTACTAAAGCCTTTTCCCCATCCTGCAGGCATATACAGGTCCTTATGCCTTTTGGAATATATGGTACCCTGAGTTTCTGCATATTCTCCCGGACGAGGTAATCCAGGTCGCTATGCCCAATTAGGTTTTCAATTTTTTCTTGCTCCCGTAATATGTCGGAAGCCTCGAAGAAACCGAAAGCCAGCCGGTGGAATTCTATGTTCCCTGCTTCGGGGAACATCTGCAAGGACAGCGCATTCAAAATCTTCATATTTTTCTTTCCTCCTTTTTTGTTTTGGAGCTCAACCACTCCATCAAGCCCACCCTC